GAATATGAGCCAAGGCCAGATAGGGCGTCCGAGGGTCAGCGACGCCGAGAAAGCGCGGCGTGGGACATTCCAGCCGGTTCGCGCTCGGGACGCCCGGCGTTCGAAGAAGGTTCGAACCCCGAAGGTGACCCCGACCGTGCGGGATTACGTGGCCATTGCCCGGCAGTACGGGGCCGATGTCCTCAGCGGCAAGATTACGGCCTGCGTCTGGGTGAAGCTCGCCTGTGAGCGGCAAGATCGGGACACGGTGCGTGCAGCGACGGATCCGGCCTGGCCGTTCGTCTGGAGCGATGGCCATGCGGTGGACGCCTGCCATTTTATCGAACAATTACCGCATGTCGAGGGATCGTGGGCGACGCCGACGATCGTGCTGGAACCGGCCCAGGTGTTCCTCGTGGTGCTGCTGTTCGGGTGGCGGCACCGGGACCATCTCGAGCGCCGGCGGTTCACGGTGCTGTATCTGGAGCTCGGGCGGAAGGGCGCGAAGTCGACCCTCATGGCGGCGATCTCGCTGTTCCACCTGTGCCGGGAGCATGAACCTGGGGCGAGCGTCGTCACGGCGGCGTCGACGGGGAGCCAGGCGCGGATTGTCTTCGGGATCGCGCAGCGGATGGTCCGGCACCGGCTCTCGGGCTGGTTGCGGACACTCGGCGTCCAGGCGCTCGCCAATGCGATCATCACGAGCGACGGGACGATCAAACCCGTCAACGCCAAAGCCTCGACGCAGGACGGCCTGAACCCGAGCTGCATCGTGCTGGACGAGTCGCACGCGCAGAAATTCGCGCTGCATGACGTGCTGAAATCGGCGCAAGGCGCCCGGTTGAACCCGCTCCTGCTGTGCCCGACGACGGCCGGGTATGACCTGCTCTCGGTCGGGTACGCCTTGCGGACGACGCTCACGAAGGTGTTGCAGCAAGTGTTCGAGGCGGACCACTTCCTAGGCCTGATTTACACGATCGACGAGGACGACGACTGGAGAGACGAGCGGGTGTGGATCAAATCGAACCCGATGCTGGGGGTGTCGCCGACGCTCGAGTTCGTGCGGTCCTACTGCATGGATGCGAAACAGACGCCAGGGCTCGAAGGGGAGTTCCGGGTCAAGGTCTGCTCCCAATGGATGCAATCGGCGTCGGCGTGGCTGTCGCTCGCGCGCTGGGATGCGTGTGCGGACCCGACCTTGAAGCTCGAGGACTTCCACGGGCAGCGGTGCTGGATCGGCGCGGACCTCGCGCAACTGGACGACATCGCGGCGGTGGCCCTGCTCTTCGAACGGGGCGACGAGGTGGTGGCGTTCGTCCGGTTCTACCTGCCTCGGGGCGTGGTCGAGGAACGGGCGCGGACGACCCCGGCGTATATGGCTTGGGTCAAGGCCGGGATTCTGGTGCTGACCGACGGCGACATGATCGACAGCAACCTCATCGAAGCGGACCTCCGCGGGTGGTGTCAGCTCTTCAACGTGGTGGCGATCCGGTTCGACCAGTACGGCTCGGCGCACATCGTGAGCGCCCTGGCCGGCGACGGGTTCCCGGCGGCGATCCTCGACAAGAACCGCAAGAACATCACGCCACCGGCGCGCGACCTCGAGGCGCGGGTGAAGCATCGGCGGTTCCGCCACGACGGGAATGCGTGCCTCAAGTGGATGGCCAGCAATGCCGTGGTGTTCCGCGGGGTCGATGATTCCTTGTTGCCGAAGAAGGAAAGCCCGGACAGTCCGAACAAGATCGACGGGATCGACGCGATTCTCCAGGCGGATAGTGCGATGTTGCAGCCGAAAGAGAAGGTCCCTGACTACAGTTTTGTGGTCCTCGGTGGCAGATGAAGCGTACACCTGGCCGTCCGCCGCTCGACGAGGATGATCCGAGTGTCCCGCTGTGAGGATGCAGTTATTTCTCTGCCCGTGGCATGACGAACAGACGCCGTCGTGTTGCGTGTCGACCGACACTGGCCGCGTCGTCTGTTTCGGATGTGGCCGCGAGGATTCGGTGCAAGAATTTCAAAGCCGGATGATTACAATAGGCCGTGGCGACGAAGTCCTGAAACGTGACGAGGAAGGATGAAGCGTCCTCCGGGTCGGCCTCCGCTCGATGCGAAATCCGCCTCACCGTCCGCCGATGTTCACGTCACCCTGTCCGCTGCCGACTTCGACAAAGCTGAAAAGCACGCCAAAGCCCGCCGCGAATCGCTCCAAGACTTCATCCGCCGCAGCCTGAAACACCTACTCAACGACGAGCGCGGCTAGTTCAGCTCCGCGCCGCGCGGCACCATCGGCAACATCAACTGCCGCTCAATGGCCTCATCGTAGGTGCCGTGGTGACGACGGTGGCATTGACTGCACAGCACGATCAGATCGCGCGGGTGTTCGCGGCCTAGTCTCACGTAGGTCCGGTGGTGGACTTCAAGCGACGTCGTCGACGTGCAGAGCGCGCATTCGCCCGCTTGTTCTTTCGCGGTCCTCGCTTTGATTTTCCATTCCGGTGAGTTGATGTACGTCGCATAGTCCAGCATCGTGGCCTCTCCTTGTGTGGCGTTATACGCCTTTCAGAAAAACGCGTGGGGGTTTCTAAAGGTTTCTAATCCCCCACGGGAATCGCGAAATATGATAAGGGCCGATTTTTCGGTGAAATACGGGAGATACGTGGGGAAACGCCATGCAACACGGTCTGGACGCGGACGGACGCAATCAGGCCAGAAAAGACGCGATCTGAATTTCGCTTTTTTCTTGACAGGGGTTTAGAAACCCAAACTAGGGGAATGACCTAACCTGTCACACCCTCGTAGGCACCGTGCACCGTGCCTATGCGCTCTTCCACGTCAAAGCCGTTGACGCTGACCGTCGCATCATCACAGGAACAGCGACCACCCCGGAACCCGATCGCGTCGGTGACATCATTGAACCGCTCGGGGTCAGCTTCAGGAATCCGCTCCCGCTCCTGCTCTTTCACGACGCCAAGAAACCCGTTGGCACGACCACCTTCAAAAAAGCCACGAAGGACGGGATCGAGTTCACGGCGACGCTCCCGACGATCGACGAACCCGGAACGCTGAAGGATCGCATTGACGAGGCGTGGCAGAGCATCAAGGCCGGGCTGGTGTCCGGTGTGTCTGTCGGCTTCCGCGCGATTGAAGAAGCGTTCAACAAGGAAACCGGCGGGTTCAGGTTCATCAAAACCGAAGTGATGGAACTGTCGCTGGTCACGGTGCCCGCGAATGCGAGCGCCACGATTCACAGCATCAAAGCGATCGACCTGGCCGCGTCCGGCCCTCATCTGCCCGGCGTCACGGGCTTGCCAGTTGTCCACGCGGTGAAGGCCGCGAAACCCATGACGACACAGGAACAGATCCAACAGTTCGAGAACACCCGCGCCGCGCAGGCCGCGATCATGACCAATCTGCTCGCCAAGTCCGCGGAGACGAACGAGTCGCTCGACGAGCAACAGGCCACCGAGTACGAAGACGCGAAAGCCAAGGTCGCGAGCTGCGACGCGCATCTGGTGCGTCTCCACGACGTCGAGAAGTTGAACCTCATCAAAGCGACCCCGATCACCACGACCACGCACAGCGCGATCTCTGGATCCGAGCTGCGCGGCGGCAACGTGCCAGTCATCACCGTCAAAGCCAACGTCCCGAAGGGGACCGCGTTCGCCCGCATGTGCATGGCGATGGCCGCTGGCCACGGTGACTCCTACCAGACGCTGCAGTACGCGAAGCAGTGGAAGGACTCCACCCCCGAAGTCGAGCAGATGGTCGAGCATATGTGGCGGACGAAGGCGGCGGTCGCCGTCGGCGTCACGACCGATGCCACCTGGGCGGGGCCGCTCGTCGTGACGCAGCCCTTGAATGAATTCCTCGAGATGCTCCGGCCGCGGACGCTGCTCGGTCGCATCCCCGGCTTACGGCAGGTGCCCTTCAATGTGAGCATTCCGAGCCAAACCACCGGCGGCACCTACGCCTGGGTGGGGCAGAACAAGCCGAAGCCCGTCACGAAGGCGGACTACGCGACCGTGACCGTCCCGTTCGCGAAAGCCGCGGGCATCATCGTGCTCTCGGAAGAATTGGTGAAGCTGTCGTCCCCATCGGCGGAAGGGCTTGTCCGTGAAGAGATGATCGCGGGCATGGCGCAATTCCTGGACACGCAGTTCGTGGACCCCGCGGTCGCGGTCGCGGCCAACGTCTCGCCCGCGTCGATCACGAACGGAGCGGCCACGATCGCCTCAAGCGGTGTCACCGGCGCCGCGGCCAAGGTCGATCTGGCCTCGCGCGTCGGCGTGTTTGCCGCGGCGAACATCCCGCTCGACGGGAGTGTCTGGCTGATGAACGATGGGAACGCCTTCGGGATCGCGATGTCGGTCAATGCCCTCGGGCAGCCGCTCTTCCCCAGTATGACCGCACAAGGCGGGACGCTGTTCGGGATGCCGGTCATTGTCAGCAACAACGTCGGGCTGCGCGTCGTGCTCGTCCATGCGCCGAGCATTCTGTTTGCGGATGAAGGCGGCGTGCGGATCGATGCGAGCCGCGAAGCCACGATTCAGCTCGATTCAGCACCCACGGACACGGTCGACGCAACGACAGTTTACGTTTCTTTGTGGCAACGAAATCTCCTGGCTCTTCGGGCGGAGAGAATGATCACCTGGATTCGTGCGCGGACTGCGGCAGTCACCTATATCACCACGGCCGCGGTCTACAACGGCACGTAAGGATGAATCGGTATCTCTACCGGGCGCAGTACACGTTGCCGGACGGCGCGGTTCCGATCGCGGGGACCTCCGTCGCGTACGAACCGATCTGTGTCCGCGCGTTGACGGAAGCGGAGGCGCTT